GCCCGATTCTCTTTATTAGAGAATATGACATAGTCTGATCAACATAGTAATATGTTGCGGTTCAATTATTTGAACGGGATGAAATTAACGACTTCATCTGAACATTTATGTTAATCCACCTGATGAAAATACTGTTGTAGATCCTCGTATTACTGTTGATGTTGAATACACATTGACATTTACAGGTGTTGGACCAGGATCAACAGATCCTCTTTTAGTAATTGGTCAATGTGACGCTCCTCGATCATTTCCTTTAGCAAATACTACAAGTACAGTTGATATTAAAGTTAATGGTACATCTTTTAACACAAATTTGAACGAATATTTTAGTGTTCTTAATAGAACAGGTATGTACGCGAGAGATTTTAATCAAGAATATTCTACTACACCATCTGCTCTAGATTTATCACAAGAATACGGAGATCTTTTCGAAACTGCAAGAAATCCTTTGTCAACATATGAAAATTCGTCACCTTTCTATCAAGGAAGATCTTCTGGCTATAGTACTACAGACCAAACTGCTGCCTTATATGTGGTATCAAATACTCATACTGCAGCAACAGTTAAGATTCATTCTAATGAACCTGTATTTTTATCACCATTTTATCCTTCTAGAACTGGTTTTGCAGGAATTTCTACACTTACAGGAACGTGGACTTTTTCTGATTTGAAAAGAGTATGGAGTCACGATAATACATCTGGTAATGGTGGTAATATTACATCTTTGGTTGTTCATATTACAAAATTTCAAGTAAACTGTAGATATGTAACTCCTAAAGATTTAAGTGTTATACCAAAACAAATATGTTGGCCTTATCATGAATTTTTAATAGCTGCAACAACTCCATTAACAGAAACAGGAGCATTACAACAAAATGTAGTCTTAAGTTTAGCAGCAATAAATCTTAATGCTCATCCACAAAGAATAGTATTTGTAGCGAGAGAACAAGATACTGATTACTTGGGAGGAGATCTTAACTACACTAAAACTGATACATATGCAAGAATTAATAATATTAGTATTAACTATGGAAATAACCAAGGTAAATTATCAAGTGCTTCTCCCAGAGATTTGTACAATATGTATACACGTAACTCGAATGGTTCTATGTCATGGGCAGAATGGTATTCAGAAGTCGGTTCTATCGTTGTTGTCGACATAGGTAAAGATATCGGTTTAGACAGTCTGACGGCTCCTAGCAAATTGTCTAACCCATTACTTTCTGCAAATGTTAATATTACAAATCTTAAAAATAGAACTGTCACATATACTTTATTTGCATTCATAATTTATGAGGGGACTGCATGTAGAAATTATGGATCATTTTCGAAGAATATTGCAGTTCTCAATTCACAAGATGTTCTTAAGTCACAAGAACCTGGAACACTTTCATTAGTCCATCATGAACCAACAAATATTTATGGAGGTAACTTCTTCTCTAATATTAAGGATGCTCTATCAAAAGCAAAGGATTTTGTTAAAAAACATAAACTAATATCTAGAGGATTAAGTTTCATTAATCATCCAGCTGCACAAGCTTTATCGGCTGTTGCTAAGAAATCTGGTTATGGTGCAAGGGCTGGAGTAAGAGCTGGTATGAGTGCAGGAGAAATAATAGATATGCCGAGATACCATGAAAACTTAGAAGAACTAAATACTAAAGGTGGAAAACGAAGAAAGAAAAGGAAAACTTCTAAATCTATGAAAGGAGGAAAAAAGAAATCCTCCAAAATGTCTCGAAAAAGTCTCAAGAGAAGAGGAGGAAATCTAGATTCTAAACCACAATTACAAGAATTAGGATACGAATCTGAAGATTTACCAGAATTAGAATAAAATCTTATGTTGAATAGAATTAATATTCTAGACGCATATATCATTTTTTAATTTAAAATTATAGTATAAAATGACTAATCAATCATTTGATACGAAAAAATTCCTATGCGATAATACTAGTTTATGTTATGATGTTATTAATATTATCGTTGAGTTCTCGAAACCTACCCTTAAAGAACAATGTTTAGATAAGAAATCTCTAAAACGTATTGCGAGACATAAAAAATTTGTAGAATATTATGAATATCTTAAGGAAATTAACAAAGCTAGATTAGAGATATTAAAAATACAAGAACAACTTAGAAATTTTAGTTTTTGGGATGATAAAGTCAAAGAGTTAGAGAAATTATACGCAATTAAATACTTCAGTTATAGTAATTCTTGTAGTAAGATTTCTTATGGACGTGCCAAACAAATAAAGGAACTCATTTATGTTTAATCTAAATTTCGATATTGATATCCTATTATGTAATTATCTAGTAAAAAAATTACATAGTTCAACTAACTATTCCAATATCGTGCGATACTACAATCACTATCTATCGAGCAATTGAAACCTTTTATGTAATAGCAAACTTTTTCTCTATCCTCATTTTTTCTGAATAAGTAAACTAATCTAAAATTATCTTCTCCTGAACAATTACTTAATTCTGTACATTCCATTCCTCCTACTATTGTCTTTAATCCATCTAAAAATAATTCTGTTTTATAATTACTTTTACCCTTTATCACAAGTGACATATTTATATCATACACTTATACATTATTTTTATAAAGTGCGTTTAATCCTTTTCATCTTCTTCATCTTCTGATGTTTCTTCATCTTCACACCACCAAATATCATCATTAAAATCCATTACACTTGACCAGTGACTAGTCCATAAATTGTACTTATCTAAAAGTTTTCTTAGATCATTATGTAATTTACAGTTATTACACATTAGGATATTTATACAAGATATTAAGAAAATAATTTCAATATTTACAATATAATGAAAAAATCTTATGGAAGATGTAGGGAATGTTCTAACATTTTATCTCCGAAATATGTATCTGCACAAGGTAATAAATTATGTATTGATTGTTTCTTTAAAGATGTAGAAAAAGAGATAGAAAATGATGGGAGTGAAGAAATATCTGAGGATGAAGAAGAGATTGAAAGAAGAGAAATTCAAGATAGGATAGATCGAAGAAATTTGAAACGTAGATGGGAAAGATCTGGACTAACATGTGAACAGGATAGAAGTTTATGTCCTAAATATTGTGAAAAACATAAGAAGGAAAAAGTATATTTTACTGTTCATTTAAATTAATTTCAAATGTAATTATAAAATAAATATGAAGTGTAAAACATGTCCTGAAACTAGTGAATTGTATGTTTCTGGAGATAAATTTTGTAGCAAATGTTACTTTGATAAAATGATGAAATTCATTGATAAAGCTAATATAAATTTAGAATTGAAATCAAAGATAGAACCATGCGGACCTTATTGTTGCTGTGTTAGAAAGAAGCGTACTTTAGAAAATTAATTTGGATATTTATGATATAAATGTCGAAACCAAAAGTTACAGTAACAATATTTAATAATGATATTGAGTTAAAAACTCAAGTATCGCTATGGAGATTTATCATTAATTTAGAAAACTTTACAGAAACAGTTAATGTAATTGAAGGCGGATTTAAAAATATTTATGAGTTCGATCATGAACATGATGCGAAAAGATTATGTGATTTTCTGAAAGGAATTAATGCAGCACTTCCTCAACAAACATTTCTTGGTTATGCAAAAGAGAATTTCTAAAGTGTATTATCTAAACTCACTTTAGAAAAATAATATGTGAATATATGATATAAATATGGAAAGTGAAAAAATCTATCTTGTGTACATCTTCAATGAAATTAAATTCGTTACGAAAAGTAGAGAGTTAGCTGAAAAATTTTCTGTATGTGAAAAAACATATTTCAATAATAGTTTTAGCTTTCGTGAAGTTCATTCATATGATATTAAAATAGTAGAGAAGAATATAAATAATGAGAATGAATTAGAAAATAGAGAAAAATATTCAGCTGAAATATTAGAGCTAAAACAAGAAATTAAAATTATGAACAAAAAAGAACAAGAAAAAGCCAAAAAGTTAATCGAACCATTAGATGAAGAATTAAATGAGTATGAGAAGAAATGTCGTGATATTAGAACGAAGAGAGGAGAAATTCAAAAAGAAGCACATAAAAAAGTAGCTGATTTAGATAGTAAACTAATGAAACTTTACACACATATGCGGACTTAGTGAAACGCACTTCATAAAAAATAATGTATGAATATATGATATAAATATGGAAAAATCTGAAGAAGTTTATGTTGTATTTATTAATTCATCTGTTGATTGTATTATCGAAACTAGAAAAGAAGCTGAAAAATGGGTTGAATATCTAAAATCAATTGCATATAAGGATAAAGGATATACATATGGAATATCACCAAGAAAAATGTTTACAGAAAAATGTATCAAAAATAGAATGAAAGATGAGATAAATAAATTTGAAAAGAATGAACATGAAAGTGTTTGGAAACAAATATATCAATCACTTAATGAATCAAAATTTCTAAAAGAACAATATGAAATTAAAATGAAAGAAGAATATTTAGAAAAAGAACGTTATCAAGAACATAAAAGAGATAAACTTAAAGAGGATTTAGATAAAACGGTTCGTGATTTAAAAGAAAAATTAATACATGGTGTTAATATAAATATAAATGATACCAAAGAACATAAATGAAGGAAAATATCGAGAAGTTCTTCCATTCTTTTTCTGTAATGATGAATACAGTAGAAGATTGAAGTCTAAAGTGAAAAAAGTGCTAATAAAAAGAAAGAGAAAATTTCATAGTATAGATAACACAATGTTCATTGAAGTTAATGGTACTGAAGACACTGATAAGATGTCTAGATTAGTTGAAAAAGTAAGGAAGAAATATCATGATCATATCATAAATACACTCACTAGTTAAAAAACACACCTAACAAAATTAAATTCTATCGATATAATATATTAATAGAATGTCAGTAAGTGATCTTTTAACACCCCTTCCAAAATCATGGAGCAATTTAAATATTAATTCATTAAATACTAATTCAGCAAACTTCAATAATGGAGCATTGACTAATGTTGGAAGTATTAATGGTCAGCCAATTCCAGTATCTGGTGTAGACTTGAATCCTGTTAATATCATTTATCGAG